GTTATATAGAACTTTAAAACAAACTGCTGCAAACTTTATACCAGCAAAAGATTTAGATGATGTTACACAAGAAGTCTTTGTGTCATTATACGAAGATGCCGATAGACTTGAGCAACTTATAAAAGACAAAAAGATAAAGTGGTATTTTATTAGGCTTTGTAAAAATAATTACTATTCTAAGACTTCTAAATACTACTACAAGTACAATAGACCTTACAAAGATATTAGTTTTCATAGTGATATGATGTTGCATAATTTAAAAATCACACAAGAAAATTTATATTTAATAGAAGATAGTGATGTGATAAATGATATACTATCAGAATTGTATTGGTATGATAGAGAACTATTTAGATTGTATGTACTTGGTGATAATGATGGCAAAAGATATACCTATTCTAGCCTTAGTAAAAAGACCAAGATAAGCAGAATGAATATATACATAACTATTAAAAAGGTTAAGGAATATATAAAGAAAAGATTAAAAGAGAAGCGTAATGATTTATGATGATTTACAAAGATTAGTGGGGTATGGCTTGACCATCATAGAATGTTACGATGAACGAGGTCAGTTAGAATACATAATAAACTTAGATGAAATGGTGTTTGATGATGTAGATATAGTACTATCTGATGAACACGAACCAATAGGAATTATTAAACTTTATAGATATGGACAAGAGAAAGGAAATGGACACTCCAAACTTAATGGTAAAGACCTATAATTATCTAAAGGCAGTAAGTAAAAGAGTATTAGGTGGATTTGAAAATGTAGATGCTACTACATATTACGATAGAGCATACATCTGTTCGAGATGCCCACACTTAACACCTGATGTAGAATGTAGTATATGTGGTTGCCCAATAGAAACAAAGGCAGCTTGGAAAACAGAAAAATGCCCAAAAGGAAAATGGTAACAGAAGAACAAAAAGAAAGAATACTAAAAGTATGGGAGTTCTGCAAGAGTGGTAGAGCAACAACTAAAGAAGCTAAAGCAGAATTAATAACCCTTTATAACGAGATACATAGAACTAGATATAGCACTACATCTAATTGTAGTAGTTGTTTAAATACTTGTTTTCAAGGTATAAAAAAGATAGTCAATGAAATATCAATGTGAGTGTAAAACCTTTGAGGTGCATAAGACAACAGTAAAAGTTGTTAATGGCGAAGTAGTGAAGCCTGAAACATATTGCGAGGACTGCAAAACCTATGGCAAGTACATAAAGGAACACGAGGGATATGGGGGTATAATAAAGAAACCTAACGGAACGATAGCAAAGAGAACTGATTTACATATGTAACTATGAACACACCAGATTACTATAAAGGAACTTATTACAAAATGGAAGCACACGAAGTCATTGAAGATTTTTGTGGCGATAATTACAACTTAGGGGTAGCACTAGCCTACCTAATGAGATGTGGTAAGAAACCTAACAACGATATATCTAAGGACATACAAAAAGCAATAGACCATTTAAACTTTGAATTAAAAAGACAAAAGCATCTAAACGAAGAACAAACAGAATTAGATAGAATTAACGATAAATTTTTCAGTAATGCAATCAGTACCTATTAACAGTATAAGAAATAACCCTATTAACCCTAGATTAGTTAATAAGGCAAAGTTTGAAAAGCTAAAGAAATCAATACAAGAGTTTCCACAGATGCTAGAACTAAGACCAATAGTAATAAACGAAGATGGTGTTATACTAGGTGGTAATATGAGATACAAAGCATTAGTAGAATTAGGCTATGAAGAAGTACCTGTAATAGTTGCAGAGCATATCACTAAGGAACAAGAGAATGAGTTTATAATAAAAGATAACTTAGGCTTTGGTGATTGGGATTGGGATATATTAGCTAATGAATGGGATAGTGTAGAACTTGAAGATTGGGGGTTAGATGTATGGCAGAATGAAGATGATATACTAAATAGCTTAGACGAAGAAGAAATAGAAGAAGCACCTAAAGATAAAATAGTGTGTGCTTTATGTGGCAAATAATCAACAAAATCCAACACATATGCAAGATAGAACAGAGAAACATAAATTAGCGATGCTAGAAGCATTAGAAAAGACTTTAGGTGTGGTTACTGGTGCTTGTAAAATTGTAGGTATAGATAGAACTACACACTACCAATGGTTAAAAGATGATGAAGCATATAAACAAGCAGTTAAGAGTATTGACGATGTGGCTATTGACTTTGCTGAAAGCCATCTACATAAACAGATAGGTAAGGGGGGTACACAAGCTACAATCTTTTACCTAAAGACTAAAGGTAAGAAAAGAGGTTATGTAGAGAAACAAGAGTTAGATGTATCAGGAGAGTTTAAACCTATTACAATAACTCTAATGCGAGATGATGAAAGCGAAACTAACGGATAAACAATGGTTAGCAATAGAATACCTAACAGATGATACTACAACAGAAGTATTATATGGTGGTGCAGCTGGAGGTGGTAAGTCTTATTTAGGTTGTGCTTGGATTATAACATTATGTTTACAATATGATGGCATAAGATGTTTAATAGGTCGTAGTAAGCTAGACAACTTAAAAAAGACCACACTAAATACTTTTCTTGATTTATGTAGCCAATGGGAAATAGAAGCCAACGTACATTACAAGTACAACGCATCAAGTAATATCATTACATTTTACAATGGTTCAGAAGTCATACTTAAAGACTTATTTCAATACCCATCAGATAAGAACTTTGATAGTCTAGGTTCATTAGAACTTACTGCTGCATTTATAGATGAGTGTAATCAAATTACAGAAAAAGCAAAGCAGATAGTAAGCAGTAGGATTAGATACAAGCTAGACCAATATAATTTAATACCTAAGATACTTATGACTTGTAACCCTAGTAAAGAATGGGTATATACAAGTTTCTACAAGCCACACAAAGAGAATAGACTTCCTAACTATCGTAAGTTCATACAATCGTTAGTAACCGATAATAGACACATATCTAAACACTATAAAGACCAATTAGAAAAGCTAGACCATATCAGTAAGCAAAGACTACTATTTGGTAATTGGGAGTATGATGATAGTGAGGATAAACTAATAGACTACAATGCCATACTAGGTGCATTTGAATTAGAGGACACACCAACAGGCACAAGCTACATAACTGCTGATATAGCTAGGTTTGGTAAAGATAAAACAGTTATAGTGTATTGGAATGGTCTAAGAGCAGAGTACTTTAAAGTGTTAGATGTTAATAGTGTAACACAAGCAGCAGATGAAATACGCATTATACAAAGAAACTATGGTGTAGCACTAGGTAATATTATCGTTGATGATGACGGAGTTGGTGGTGGTGTTAAAGATATATTGAGATGTAAAGGCTTTATAAACAATTCTAAGGCACTTAAAAATGAAAACTATATCAATCTAAAGACGCAATGCTATTATGCCCTTAGCGACGCTCTAAATAAGTCTAAGGTGTATATTAACTGTACTAATATAACCCACAAGAATTATATTATACAAGAATTAGAGCAAGTAAGACGTAAGAACTTCGATAAAGACACTAAGCTACAATTAGTAAGTAAAGACGCAGTAAAACTAGCCATTGGACGTTCTCCTGACTTTAGTGATGCACTAGCAATGAGAATGTACTTTGAGTTAAAACCACAAGGACAATATTACATACAGTAAGACAATTATACCGAAATTTCAATTTTTATATTTTATATTATGGATTTAATTATCAATGACATCAATTACTCAATACCTACAAGCTGGTCGCAAGTATCATTAGGCAAGTATATGGACTTTATGACAAAGGTAGAGGGTATAGAAGATGATTTAGAAAAGATGATAATAACTATTAGCAGTTTCACTAATGCACCTGCTGAACTATTGCAAGGTTGTAAGAAGTCAGATATAGATGCAGTAATGGAACAACTAGGAAAGCTAATGGAAAATGCAGCTAATACAGATTTAAACCTAGTAATAACAATAGATGGTGTAGATTATGGCTTTCACCCTAACTTACACGAACTAAAGTTAAAGGAGTTTGTAGATTTAGATAATAAGCTAGGACAAGGTTGGAGTGCTATGGATAGTGTAATGGCTATCTTATATAGACCTATTACAGAACAAAAGGGAGAGAAGTACAAGGTAGAGGATTATGATTATAGGACTGCTAAGAAACGAGCAGAATTGTTTAGGGATAACCTAAGTATTGACACTGTAAACGGTGCTAGTAGTTTTTTTTTGACTATCGCAACGGATTACATAGCCACTACTCAAGCCTATTCAAAGAGCCTATCGAGGAGGGAACGCAGGAAACTTTTAAGACAGAAGAAGAACAGTTCAGCGAAAAGTATGGCTGGTACAGTTTAGTATATAATTTAGCAAATGGAGATATTTTAAAGTTTCAAGAGGTATTAGAATTAACGGTTAATGAATGTTTTAACTTCATAGCATACCAAAAGGATTTAACACACATACAAAGAAGAAAATGATATTAACAAACGGTTTAGAGATTAAGAATGTAACACTTAAAATGCTTTATGAAGTGTTCAATACAATAGGTGCTAGTCATTCACAGATAAACACAACTACAATAGGTGATATATTTGAGATAGACCTAACAGAAACAACATACCCACTTATGCACGTTGCAACTAATACTGCATCGTTTAACTCTAACACACTAACATACACATTTCAGATTATTGTAATGGACTTAGTGAGTAAAGACGAAAGCAATGAAGAAGATGTGCTAAGTGATACACTAGAAACGATAGGTGATGTTATCAGTTTACTAAAAAACCAAACTTCTAGCTTTACAACTATTGATGACTTCCAAACAGAAGTAGCAATAAGTCCTAGTGTAAGTTGTGAGCCATTCACTGAAAGGTTCGACAATGAGGTAAGTGGCTGGACTGCTAACATAAGTATAGAGGTTGGCTTCAATGCAAGTCAATGTAGTGGAAATATCGCAACTAACTAAGAATGAATGAGTTACAAGAAATGCGTAACAACGAAGTAACACAAACAAGAATATATACACTATATAAATATATATATAGTATAGATATTAATTTAATAGTATTAATAATATATAATATAATAAGAACTAAATTTTAAAAAATGGCAACAACAATCACACCATCAACATTAACGGTACAGATTAATGAAGAAATCACATTAGGT